CCATAGTCCATATTTGCAAAGTATATTTTTTCTTTTATGTTTTCCATTTATTTATATTTTTAGTTTATTAATCCGTTCTTGCCTTGCACCTTTCGTTGGCGTTAATTACCGTTGATTTCATCTTCTAACCAATCAAACCATTCTTCTTGTAAATCTTTAAACTGTTGTTTATCTAATATTAAATATTTGGATAACGCAACTTGCATTCTATCAGCTATAATATTAGCCATCGACCATAGTTTTTCGTTTTTCGGTAACGTAACGCCAACACTATTTATAAGTAATTGCTTTTTGTAGTCTTTTAACAAAACTACCAAGTCAATTTCTTGTTCTCCATTTTTACCGTAATGAATGATCCCATCAAAGTTTGTATGTTTTAATTTTTTTCGTAAAAATCTTTTTTCCATTTTTATAATATTTTAGTTAATTATACGCAACTACTCATAAACATATCCGTTATGTGTAAGCACTACTGACGCAATTCTTTCAAATGTTCCGTGCTTAATTCCAAAATATTTTTTGCTAAACCAATTTCTATAAGTCCAAATACATCAAAATGATGTTTTAACAATACTTTTATTGTTCCGTATGGTATTCCTTCTTCTTCTACATTTTTTAAATCATCTATATCAAGGAGACAATCATTTAAAAAGTCAGAATCAAAATAATCGGTAACGTCTTGATGTTCTAAATCACCATAAAGGTTTTCAAAATAATCACTTATTTCGTCAAGTGGTCGTAAAATAGGAAAAAACCCTTTATCTAAATGATACCGTCCATCTGCTAATGTAAATTCTACTATTTTATCTATTGAATTAAATCCTTTTACTCCATAAGGTATGTAAGGAGTAATCTGCTCTAATGTTAATTTTGCTTTTGCCATTTCTAAAAATATTTTTAAGTTTCTATTATTAATTAAATTTTGTGCTTAAATTTACCGTGCCAACACATAACACTGTATAAAAAAGCATTAAAACGCTTTTTATACTCACCGTTAGGCACAATAAAAATTACTACTTATCTCGTTCAGGGCAAGTATATCTTACATCCCCTTGTAGGTATTTAATTGCATTCCAAAGGTCTTCTAACACTATTGTTCCGAGTGGTTGTAAACTTCCTTTTCCGTCTTTAACACCAGATAAGTAAATCGCTAAATCTTTAAGCGAAGACGTTCCTACTATTATTTTTTCTTGCATTGGTTGGGTTTTAATATCTTCCATCATTCCGTAATTTTAAAAGATGCCTAACTACATATATAATTTATGCTAAACATCGGGTTAATAATTTATTTTTTACTCTTTATTTTATTGGTTATTATCGGAAAATCCTATCGGATTTATTCGCACAAAATCATATATTTAACCGTTTAAGAGTAATACCCTTCGGGGCGTGATAAAAGATGGTGGTTATCCATCGTCTGGTATGAAAATAATTATAAAAGCTATTAAGGATAATAAAACCACTATAGTATCTGTTATTGACATAATTATAAGTGTTCTAAGTTATTTTTAAAATAAGGTTAATTGTTCTCCAACTGCAGGAAATATTTGTTTAACATTTGAAAAAGGAATACCATAACCTTCACCATTAATTTCAACTGTACATTTAGGTTCATTAATTTTTAAAGGATCCTTACAAAATGAAAGTATTTTTGATTTAAATTGCTTCATAATCATTTTATCATCTTTCCAGGTTTCTAAATCGAATGTTATAAATTGCCCGACTTCCATTTTTTATTATTTACAATTTATTAGTTGCTTTTAAAAAATTTATTTGCTGTTTTTCTAAATTCACTACTGAGTTTGTTATGTTACAAATAGCTGTAGCCTGCGGTATTGCATCTTTATTATCTTTAACTTTATCAATCATATCACTTAAAGCATTTTCTAACTTTTTATGTATGTCAGATTTTTGATATTGAACATTTTCTGGTATTATTCCTTCAGATTTTTTTACTGTTATTTTATTGCTATTAACTACAGGAGTTAAGGAACTTAAAAAATTATCTATTTCATTACTTAAAAAATTAAGTGTTCTTTTATTTGTTTTAACAACTAATGTTGTATTTACCATTTTAAAACTTAAAAAAGTATATTCTAAACCTTTATAAATAAATGTATTATTGATAATTTTATTAAGCTGATTTTCTTGTTGCGTTGTCATTATTTATTAGTTTTTTTAATTTGTTATTTAGTTTAATTACTGTTTTTAATTCTTCTGGTAATTGATGATATTGTGTTGAATTTCTTAAAATGTTTTCTTTTCGTGTTATACGTTGTAAATTTTCAACTTCACAATTCATTGTGTTTCCATCTTTAAATATTATACAATATCCTTTACGAGCTTTTTTATTATAATGTTGCTCCCAATTGTACCTTGACAATTTTATAAATTGGGTATTAATTTTAATAAACTTTTGAGGTGTTCCTGCAACTAACCAAATTTTTATTGTTTTTTCTGGAGCTGCACCACCACGTGTTTGCCAAGCTTTAACAGGACACATTTTAAACATTCCTTTTTCAATATTTCTCTGTTTTATTTGTTGGCGTTGTTGTGGTGTACGTTTTAGATTTAAATATCTGCGTTTTTTTTCGATATGTTTTTTTGACCAACCTTTATTTTTGTGATATTTTTTATTAAAAGTTGCAGCTATTTCTGTATCTCCAATTCTTTTATAGTATTTTTTTAAATAAGTTACCTGCTCTTTTGTCCAGTATTCAAGATCCATACGTTTTAAACCTAAATTATAACACCTGGTGCGTAATGTTGTAAGTTTTAATCCTAAATAATCAGCTAATTCTCTATTGGTTTTTGTATAGAAATTTGCTTTTATGTAAGCTATTTGTGTTGGTTTTAATATTATTTTGTTTGAAGCTGCCATTAGTTTAATTTTTAATACGCATATAACCTTCATCATCAACATCTACTCCAAATGAAATTTCATTTTCTGGATTATTATATTGACTTTCGTTTGTTTCTTCATCAGGAGTTAAGGAACCACCTAATGCCATAATTGTAGCTATTATTCCATCTATTCTACGTGTTGAATGTTTTTTTGAAATTCTAATATTTTCATTAGTGTCTGAAATTGCCATACAACCGGCCAACATCCATTTTAAAACAGGGTTGCCACCGTGTCTAATTTTACCGCCATACAATAAGCGTTCTAATTGTTTTGTTGGGTTTGAATAATTCATAAGTGTTTGAGAAAATGGACTTAGTTTTATATTTTCTTCCATTAAATTTTGCACTAATTGCTCACTAAATTTACTATCGTATTCAACCCACTTCATTGCGTGCTTACTATATTCACTTATTACAATATCTTCAAGCACTTTATAATCAACGATATTACCTTCGGTTGCTATTATATAACCTTCATCTACCCATTGCTGGTATGGTACTTTATCTTCTTTTGCACGTTTTTTTATTGTTTCTTTTGGGCAAAATAGATATACTTTTAAATCTCTATAACCTTCTTCATCTTCTTCAGAAATATTTGCAAACGCTGTAAAATCTGTTGTTGAAGATAAATCTAATGCTCCTGTACAACCGTGTTTTTTAAAGTTTTCTTCTTTTATTGGAATATTTCCTTTTTCCCAAATTTCAGATGGAACCCAAACTGTTAAAGCATCAACCCACATATTTAAATGTTTGGTTTTAAAGTTTGGAATTTTTGAAGGTTGGTTAACTGTTTCTTTATATGCTGAAACTATTTCTGCTACATTTAAACCATTTCCCCATAATGGATTTGCTTTTATCCAATTAGATTGATCCTCCCAATCATCACCTTCATCTAATTCGTGAATTGAAATATAGATTGAATCATTTTTAGCATTACCATCTAATATATTTTTACAAACTTGTTCAAATTGAAAACAAACACCAGATAAATTAAATCCTGCAGTTGTAATTATATATGTTAATGGTTCTCGCCTTTTTAACATTGAAGATTCTATAACTTCCAATAATTCATCAGATACGTGCGCGTGATATTCATCAATTATTGCAAATGAAGCTGCTAATGCATCTTGTGTATCAGGATTATTACCAAGGGCCTCAATTTTTGAATCTAGTGGTTTAAAAATTATTTCTCGCTGTTTACACTGAAAAGGTAATTGTTTCATTATTGGATTTGCAAATGGGTGCTGTATATAATTTTTAGCAAATTTCCAACACACTTTTGCTTGTGATTCTTTTGTTGCACAGATATAAACTTCGGCTTCACTTTCCATTTCAACTGAAGCCATACCAATTGAATCACCAGCCATTTCTGCTGTTTTACCGTTTCCACGTGCTCTTTTATCATACACTTTACGAATACGGCGTATATAAATTGGATTACCGTTAGCATCTAAATGAGGTTTTTTATTTTCATCTAACCAGGGCGTTTGCCAACCATATATGTTGTATTTATTAAATTGTTGAAATGGTGCTAAATGAAATGGCTTACCTGCAGGAATCCCTTTTGTATGGTTTAAAAATTTAGGAAAGAAATTAATCATTCGCATCCCTTTTTCGTGATCCAAGTAATCGCCTTCAGGACAATTTTCAATCCAATCAAAAAAACGTTCAACACTTTGTTTTATTCTTTTACCAACAACAATTTTTCCTTCCAATACATCATAAGCATATTGAAATGGTACAGATTCTTTTTGTTGTTTGGTTATTTTCATTTTTTTAGTTTGCTTTTACAGGTTTTGAATCTCCGAAAAACTCTTCCATCCAATTCATTTGGTTACTATCTTTTTCTGAAGGTTCTAATTTTTGCCGGTCTTTAATAGAAAGTCCAAACAATTCAGAAAAATCATTAATAGTTTTTGTGTGACGTGTTACTAAAACTTCTTCTGGTGAAACTTGTCTAACTTTATTTTTAAATTCCTGTACTGATCCTGGAAGCTTTGAAATATCAAGACTGTTTTTATCATTTATAATTTTGTATAATTTATTTCTAATATCAATAGCTATTACCACTGATTGTAAATGATAAATATCTAAGTTTGAAATTTGATTAGATAAAACCAATTCTTTACCAATAAACATCCACAACTTACGTTGATCAGGAGTTAAATTCATTTCCTTTTTTGGATAAGGAATCTTTTTTAAAACTTTATATAAGTTTTTTTCTGCAGGAGATTCTTTCGGTTTAACATCACCTTCAGATTTATGTACTATTTCTAATTTGTTATCTTTCATAATATCAATTGTTTACCCCCCCTGTCTTAATATTCTATGTGAGTAGAATACTATTT